CTATGGAGTTTGCTGAACCTGTAGTAGCTAAAGTTAAATCACAGGCTATCCCACAAGCGCAAACACAAGCAGCCGAAACAGAAACGCCTGTAGAAGTAATCCCAGCAGAACCACAAGTCTAATGCAAATCGAACAGAGGTTGCTATCGGACTTAATTCCGTATATCAACAACTCTAGGAAACATTCAGACGATCAAGTTGCACAAATTGCAGCTTCAATTAAAGAGTTTGGATGGACTAATCCTATATTAGTTGATGGTGATAACGGAATTATTGCAGGCCATGGTCGTATTATGGCGGCTAAAAAGCTAAACATGACTGAAGTCCCTGTTATTGAGTTAGCACATCTATCTAAAGAACAACGCAAAGCATTAATCATTGCGGACAATAAACTAGCATTAAACTCCGATTGGGATTCAAACCTATTAGCTATTGAGCTAAAAGACTTGCAAGACTTGGGCTTTGACCTTAACTTAACAGGGTTTAATGTGGATGAGCTTGCCAACATATTACTTCCCGAACAGGTGGCTGGATTAACCGATGAAGATGCAATTCCTGATGCCCCTGAAGAGCCAAAAACAAAACCAGGCGATATATATCAATTAGGCAATCATAGGCTTATGTGCGGTGACTCCACAAGCGTAGATGATGTTGAAAAATTGCTTGAAAGTCAAAAAGCTGATTTATTATTTACTGATCCTCCTTATGGTGTTTCCTATGAAGGCGGACATAATCAAAAAAAACGCCAAGGTATTATTGCTGACACTCTAAAAGGTGAAGATTTAACAGATTTATTTTATGAGGCTTTATCAACAGCTATAGTATGGACGAAAGATGGAGCTGCATTTTATGTATGGTATGCTTCAGGAAAAAGCATAGAAACATACGCTTCATTATCAAAGCTATCACTTAAATTGAGAGCTGTTATCCAATGGTATAAAGTAAAATCAGGACTTGGAGCATTTATGTCACAATATATTCCAAATTGTGAGCCATGTATGTATTTACATAAAGAGGGATGTTCACCAGCTTGGTATGGCCCTTCTAATGAAAAAACTGTATGGGAACTTAAAAAAGAATCTAAAAATGAATTTCATCCAACTCAAAAGCCAGTTGAATTACCTGAAAGAGCAATATTTAATTCTAGTAAGATGGGTGACACAGTATTAGATTTATTTGGAGGATCAGGAAGCACATTAATTGCTTGTGAAAAGATTAATAGAAATGCTAGATTAATGGAACTTGATCCTAAATATTGTGACGTAATAGTTAAAAGATGGGAAGATTTCACAGGTAAGAAGGCAGAGTTGTTAAGTGTTTGATTTAGAACACTTACTTTTAAACACTTTGGGTCAATAAAAAGATGCTAGAACATATACCTACAGACAAGACTAAAGAACAAGTATTAAGTGCTTCAGGGCTAGGATTGCCTCAACTGCAAATAGCTGCATTGTTAGGCATATCTGATGTCACATTGCGTAAGCATTACGAGAAAGAATTAGCTGTGGGGAAGGCAACTGCGTCTGCTAACGTGGCTAAATCTTTATACAATAAAGCCCTATCAGGTGACACGACTGCTGCAATATGGTGGACTAAAGCCCAAATGGGTTGGGGTGAAACCAATACAACAAGATTAGCAAATGGCGATGGTTCTAACCTAGAAGGCTTGGAGATGGTATTTGTCAAACCTGACGACAATAGAACAGGAAGTTAAGGATAAATTAGGGAAAGTTCAATATCCCTATAAATTATCTTGCTTATTTGAGCCTGCACGATACAAAATCCTTTATGGTGGTCGAGGCGGTGCAAAATCATGGGGAGTTGCTCGTGCTTTATTATCTTTAGGCACAAAGAAAAACAATCCTATTAGAGTGTTATGCGCCAGGGAGTTTATGACTTCTATGAAAGATTCTGTGCATAAGCTTTTATCAGATCAAATTAATGAGTTAAAACTTAATTTCTTTTACGATATTACTCAAAACTCTATTCGTGGGCTAAATGGCACAGAATTTGCCTTTGTGGGCCTTAAAAACAATGTAGCTAATGTTAAGTCATACGAAGGTATAGATATATGCTGGGTAGAGGAAGCGCAAACTGTATCCAAAACATCATGGAATGTTCTTATTCCTACTATCCGTAAAGAAAAGTCAGAAATATGGATAACATTTAACCCTGAACTAGAATCAGATGAAACCTATCAAAGATTTGTAGTAAAACCACCACAAGACTCAATTGTTCAAAAGATTAATTGGCAGGATAACCCATGGTTTCCTGAAACATTAAGGCTAGAAAAAGACGCATTAAAGAATCGTGATCCTGCTGCTTACAATAATGTATGGGAAGGCCTATGCAGATTAACTGTAGATGGCGCTATATTCGCTAATGAAATGAATATGGCAGAGTTACAAGGCAGAATTACACGAGTGCCTTATGATGCTACCAAGCCTGTTCATGCAGTATTTGATTTAGGTTGGGCAGATCACACAGCTATTTGGTTTGTTCAATTTATAGGCATGGAAACAAGATTAATCAATTATTTGCAAGATACGCAAAAGACTATGAGCCATTATTTGCAAGAACTGCAAAAATTAGGCTATGTTTACGACACTATTCACTTACCACATGATGCAGAAAGCAAAAATATTGCGTCTAATGGTCGTTCTATTGACGATATTGTAAGAGCGGCAGGATATAAAACTAACATTTTACCTAGAGTTCCTGTAGTGGATTCCATAAACGCAGCACGAACCATATTTAGTTCTTGTTATTTTGATAGAGAAAATTGCGCAGATGGGTTACAATGCTTGCGTCATTACCGATATGAAGTTGACCCTGATTCAGGTCAATTTAGCAGAACGCCACTCCATGATGTTTATTCACATGGAGCAGACGCATTTAGATATATTGGATTAATGATTCAAGATAAAAAAGAACGTAAAACTCAAAAACAAACTTACACTCCTGGCGTAAGCTGGATGGGATAAAACATGGCAAGAATGAAAAAAACTCAAGTTGTTGACAACGATCCAAGAATTCAAGATGCGATTCAATTCTTACAGTTTGCTAATGAAGCAGACCAAATGAACAGAAGTGAAGCGTTAGAGGATTTAAAGTTTGCAGCAGGTGACCAATGGCCTGTAGAAATTCAAAATTCAAGAGTTTTAGAAGCAAGACCATGTTTAACAGTCAATAAGGTTGATGCGTATTGCCGTCAACTCACTAACCAAATGCGTCAACAACGCCCTCGCATGAAAGCGCATGGCATGAATAATGAATCAGACGCAAAGATGGCCGAGATCATTACAGGTATTTTCCGTCACATTGAAGTTCAATCAGATGCAGACCAAGCCTATGATAAAGCTGGTGACTTTGCAGTAAGAATGGGTTGGGGATATTGGCGTGTAACTACAGACTATGTTCGTGACGATTCATTCGATCAAGAAATCTACATTAGAGCTATTGATAACCCTTTTACTGTTTACTTTGACCCTAATTCAGTTATGCCTGACGGATCAGACGCAGAAAAAGTATTAATTACCACAGTTATCTCTAAAGACAATTTCAAGAAAATGTATCCCAATGCCGAAGTGGATCAAGGATTTACAATGCGAGGCACAGGCGACACTAATCCTGAATGGGTTATGAAAGAAGATATTAGATTAGCTGAATACTTCTATACTGAACGCAATCCTATTAAGATTCATTTACTATCAGACGGAACTACAGTTAAGTCATCAGAATTGCCACCACAAGATGTTTTAGACATGGCAGGCATTACAATCGTAGAATCAAGAAATTCATACGAGAAAAAGATTAGATGGTGCAAACTAACATCTATGGAAGTATTGGAAGAAGGCGAGTGGGCAGGTAAATACATTCCTATTATTCCTGTTTATGGCCAAGAAACCGTAGTAGAAAATAAGAAAAAGAAATTTGGTATTGTAAGAATGGCCAAAGACCCACAAAGAATGTATAACTTTTGGCAAACTTCACTAACCGAGTCAGTTGCATTAGCACCTAAAGCTAAATGGTTACTCGCTGAAGGTCAAGATGAAGGCCATGAGAACGAATGGGCTATGGCTAATATCAAATCTATGCCTGTTTTACGCTACAAACAAACAGATATTGATGGTAAACCTGCACCTGCTCCACAAAGATTGCAACCTGAACCACCACCAGCAGGTATTATGGCGGCTGCTCAATCAATGACCACAGATTTAATGCAAGTGGTAGGTATATTTGATCCTGCTCAATTACCAACAGGCAATATTTCAGGAAAAGCCCTACAAGGTCAGCAACAACAAGTAGATTTAACTAATTTCCATTATTATGACAACTTAACTCGTTCTATCCGTCAAACAGGCCGAGTTATCCTAGACTTAATCCCACATATTTACGATAGACAACGAGTTATGCGTATCATTGGTGATGATGGCAAACCTGAAATCTTAACTATTAACGAATATGGTCAAGACGAAGAAGGCATTACAAAGATTCTT